ATGCACCACACCATCCGTGTGAATAAGGCTACATACTTCTCTGTGGTTGAAGGTGAGTACGTAGAACTGAAGGAAGGAACGTACACTCGTAAAGAGAAGTAGACATGGAGAAGCTGAAAGAAGCGTTTGATAATCTTGACGCTGAGTTCTCCAAGATGCTGGAGATAGCCATTGAGAACTTCAAGCGGATGGATGATTTCAAGAACGCAACGATTGAGGACTTGTATGGTGTGTTCTCTGACGTGTATCGTGGAGGAGCGTCCCTGCAAAGGAAGATGACCGAGGTCTACGACTTGATGAATGATGTCAGGAAAGAACTTGAATAAAAGACAGAGAAGTCGGAGAGCTAAAAACTTTCCGACTTTTTCGTTTTGATTTGGTGGAATGAAATGTTCTTTCCACCTTTGTAGTGTGAGAGGCGAACGAAAGAACCTCGCACGGCAAACTAAACTAAAAAGAAATCCAATTATGGCAACCATCAAGGAAAAGGCTTTACAGCTAAAGAACGACATCGAACAGCTCTCTGCTGAAGCTGAGCACCTCAACGAACTGAGAGAAGAGCTGGCTATCTCCACCGCACGACACAAGCCCTTCAAGAACATTATGACGGGCAAGGTTGAATATCCTCCCGTCAGTCGTCTCTCTCGTGTCCTTTATAAGGCTCTCAAGAGAGAGCTGGAGTATCACGAAGCTAAGTCCGAAGAAATCGCCTCTCGCTTTGAAGCTCTCAAGGAAGAGTATAAGGCTGAGAAGGCTCAGAAGTATCTCAAGAAGCAGTACGAAGAAGCACCTGAGGATAGCCTTCTCGGTGTGATGTCTGACTTCCTCAGTGGGCTTGAAGTGGATTCGGTGGAAGAGACTGAGGACGGCATCATAATCTACACGCTTAAGTAGTACAACACATCATGGGACAGAGTAAGTCGTCCATCGGTACGTACCAACGGCTCGTCAAGAGAAAGGCTGAGCTGAGTAAGGTGATGACCAATCACGAAAGTAGTGCTCGTGCTCGTGCTGTAGCCAGCAAGGAGATTGAGCAATTAGACGAAAGCATCTCCCTCGTGAAATTCCAAATCAGCGTTTCAGAAATGAGGAAAAATCGTATGGTAGGTAATCTACGTGTTACGACTATGTACTCTGATGATAACGGGGATGTCATCGCATTCAAGAATAACAATGGCATCATCTTAACTCTTGAATCCGTAGAGACATCAACGGGCGGTTTCGGTGTAGATAAGATGGATGTCTCTGACTTGGATATTTCCGAGTTTGACGGAATGACATTCACGTTCAGCTTTGACGATATGGGTGCTACCATTGAACGAGTTGAAGGTAGTGGCATCCGACTGAAACCTGACAACGGGCATCCCGTATTCATCCCATGTCGTAATGGTAGCGGATGGTATAGTGACAAGACCATCCTCGTTCTGAAAGACCAATTTGGCTACAAGGTGGGTAGCTTAGACATCACCGAGTGCCTACAAGTAGTAGAAGAAGAAACAGAATAAGATTATGGAACACATTATCAAGAACCTCAAGGTAGTAGGGTTCTACATTCCCGAAGTTGAGACAAACGGACTCTATCTTGAGGATGAGAATGGCGTTGGTTATCGCCTCTATTCTAGTCACATATCCGATTGTTGTGAAGTCCATTACCTCGCCTTTGATAGCCTTGAGTTATCAGAGTTTGAAGGGTTACTCTTTGACTTTGATACGGAAGACCTCTCCAACTCAATAGAACGTGTTAAAGGGAGTGGCATCCGCCTCAAGCCGAACAATGGTCATCCCATCTTCATTCCTGGATATTCATGCAACAATGGTTTCTACTCAGATGATATTACACTCGTCTTTTCCCGTTATGGCTATGATGATGTGTATTGTCAGATTGACGTGACTGATTGCCAGCCTGAGTACTAACCACAAACATTAGTATGGTTATGATAAGCGAAGAAGAAAAGAACAAACTCGTACGCTACATTGAGTTCATGAGTAGACGAGTAGATGACCTCTACACTTCTATCACGAATGAAATGGACTCCAGCTTTAGGGACATCCTGAAGTGCGAGTATAGTAACACAATTAGACTCGCTCGTACGCTTGTAAGGAAAGCCGAGTATTATGGAGTCCCCATAACGACTTCCATCTTGGTTAGAAATCTCAGAATAGTAGACTTCTACGAAGACAGCGATGGTAGTACGGGATTCCGTCTTGAAGATGACTTTGACAATACGTATATCCTCTGCTCTGACCACGAAAGAGATTGTTGTGAATCACATCATCTTGACATCAGTGGCTTTGAAAAGGAAGACTTCTTTGACGTTCACTTTGATTTTGACATTGTGGACTTGTCACGAAGCATTGAACGAGTAGAGGGTAGTGGTATCAGACTCCTACCAAAGGACGACCATCCCATATTCGTCCCTGGATACTCATCAAACAATGGGTACTACTCCGATAACTTGTCTCTTTGCTTCTACAGCTATGAGCTTGGAGCTTTAGGAGACATTGATATAACCGAATGCCAACCTAAGCATTATGAATGAAGAAAGAATAAACGAGGTACTCGCCAAAGAGAAAGAGATTGTACCACGAATTGAAGTGCTTAAAGAGCGTATAAAGGATGAGCCTGATAGTGACTTCAAGGAGATTGATAAAGAAGAGCTGAAATACACCGAAAGTCTACTTAAGTTCATCAGGAGACGTATAATATCCTTAAAACCATACCTCGGTGGAGTTACCTTCAAGGATATGTCTATGGTAGGCTTCCTTGAGGATACTGAAGGTCATGGATTTTACTTTGAGGATAAGGATGGGAACAAGGTAGTGCTTCGTTCATTCCAAGACCCATATTGCGAAGGGTTGAGCTATCTCAACCTGAGTGTTCTCAAGGAGAGTGATTTTGATGGTCTCCTCTTTGACTTTGACGGGAATGACTTGTCTAAGTCTGTTGAGGTCGTTAAAGACCAAGGCATTCGTCTCAGACCTAATAACGGACACCCCATCTTCATTCCTTGGCATGTCCACGACAAGGATTGGAATGATGATGATATGAGCCTCGTGCTTGCTCGTATCACAGACGAGACAGACGGGAGCTTTGACTTCAAAACATGGAGAGTAAGCGGTCTCATCGGTAGTATGTGGCTAATTAAGCACTACGGAAGTGAAAACGAATAATCAGAAACTGAAATGAACGAGAAACTTAAAGAACGCATTGAGCGTCTTGTGGAAGAGCGGGATGCTATTCAGTCTAAGATTGACAATATGAATAGCGAACTCAATCGCCTATATCCACTGAAGAATGACCTTGTGGATATTCTGTCAAAAAGGCACGGGTGTCTCAAGGGACTCCTTGAAGCTACCCGAAGAGAACTGCGATATGCCATAGCATCTGAAGCTGATGAGATTAAGATGGCGAGAGTTGACTGCGTAGATGAAACGAGTCCTTTCACTATGGGAGGAGTCCACTTCACTGATAAGTATGGTCTCAAATACACCCTCGGGTTGGAGTCGGTGCACGCAAAGCAGATAATGAAGGAACGTGAGTATGGGGAGTTGATTGGTTTCTGCATCGACCGCAAGGAGTACAAAGTCCCTGAAATAGCGGGTTCATATCTTTCCTTTGATAATATGTCAAAGGTAGGTTGGGAAAGGAATAGGATGTCAGTCAGCGTTCATCTTGTTGATGGTAAGATATACTTTAATCTCAGGATTGAAGATAGTGATTTGAGCTACGTCTGCATTCCGTTTGTCACGAGTCGTACAGACTACAGCCCACTCAAGCTCGTCCTCAGAGATGGAGACGACAGAGCCTTATGGGCAATCGAAGTTCCCGACCTTGAACGGAACAACTAATCAAAAAATCTCATCAGCATTTGGCAGATTGAAAAACTCTTTCTACATTTGCTGGTGAGACAAGAAAACAACATCTCCAACTCTAAAAAACATAAAGAACGAAATGAATATCACCCCCAACAAGTACAGCGCATTTGAAGACGTAAACTCTTCTTCTCCTTTCTCTCGCATTGAGGAACTCGCTGAATACGTATGCGAACGTGAGAAGTATGTAGCTAAGGAAGTCGGTATTGACGTGTTTGACGTTAATGCGTTGATGGCACTCCGAAGCGTTGCCAGCTTCTCCATCATCTACGAGAACCATACCACGGCAAAGGAACTATACGATAAGTTCAGCGAGGCAGTCAAGGAGAAGGGCTCTCAAGTGAAGTTTGGCTATGAAGACGCTCTTAGAACGATGCTCTCATCAAGTGATGATGACTTCATCGGGTTCTACGATAAGTTTAACTTCAACGCCATTGACACTTGGACGACTCTTATAATCGGTAGCTTCCTGATGCTCCGAGGTCATCTAAAGAGTGAAGGAGAAGTAGTTGAAGAAAAGGATTACAAGTATATTGATGATGTAGTTTGTAAGCGAAACTTCAACCCCGCAACGGACAGCATGGACGACTACCTCTTGGAACTCGTCACAAACGCTTTCTATGAAGCTAAGACACGAAGCTGGTCTGTGGCATCGCTCATCATCGTTAGAGCGTTCCTGAAGCTCGCAGAACGGCTTGGCGTGCCCTGCTTCGGTCTGAGCATGCAGGCGAATGACCGAGTGAATATCCTCATCAACAACACTCCTGAAGAAGTAGATGTAGATGACGAAGATTAAAGCTCTATAATATAACATGAAGTTCAAGGAATGGATTAAGACCTTCGGGTCGTCCACAGCGATAATCTTATTCGCTGTAATTATGGCGGTAGGGTCATACTTCTTCATTGGCAACGCCTTTGACATTGTCAAGAAGGACGTATACTCAAGAGAGGATTTTGAACGCAAGGTGCGTATCGTGGATTGGACTCTTGACGAGGTAGACTCTATCAAGCGTGTAAATGAAAAGTTGAAGAAGGAGAACGATTCGCTTCGGATTGAAAACTCACTTCTGAAAGATATACAAGAGAATAAGTAGGTATGGGTATAAACTCAAAGCATTTGACCCGACTCTTCCTCTCCGATGAAGAGTTCAAGGAGCTAAGACCTCTCGCACTCGTCATGACTATCGGGGTCATCTTCTTCCTCGTATCGGGGTTGTGGATACCCGTAGTGAACTACAAGAACGAGCGTTCCGTAAAGGCTCTCACCAAAGCGAACTCAGAACTCATCCATAAGGTGGACTCCCTGAGTGTCGTGAGCAATGAAGCAAACGCAAAGGTGGATAGCCTACAACGTGAAGTGCAGACGCTCCTATTGGAGCTTGCAAGACAAGAGTAAGAGTATGAAGAAGCACGAAGTATATGCCATCCTTTACCTGATGGGTTTCATCGTTTTCATCGCTGTTGCTTTTCTGTTCCATTTTGGTTCGTTATATTTCCGCTCAGGGGATAGTGCTATGGGACTGAAGCTATATGGTATTGGAGGCATTTCCATTGTAGTAGCCGCTCTGTGCTACTGCATTTTTAAGCCAAAAGACTAACATGGTCTGAATTGTTGTTAAGTTGGTCGAGACCGCTGGTGTACTTCGTGTGCGCTGGCGGTCTCTTCTTTTATTCTGATTTGGCAGTTTGGAATTGAATGATTACCTTTGCTATGTAAAACGAAACTCAAATAACGAACAAGACTATGTTTGACAAGATGTACGTAAAGGAGCTGAAAGCTCTCAAGAAAGAGCTTGAGACCATTAGTTCAAAGATGGCTAAGGCACTAAGGGATTCCACAGCATCAAGCGAGGAAGAGTACTACTCAGGTGACTACAAGAAGTACAATAAAGAGTACAACGACCTATCCGAGAGCCATGATGCTATACGAAAGAAGATGGGACGTATCATTGCGGTGAACAGAAAGTCGTTCGTTGGTCTTCGTGGATGCAACCTATTAAGGCATAGCAGTGGAGTAGATGTACTCTCATTTGAAGATGAGTTCGGCATCAAGTACTCCCTCCTTATAATGGACTCAAATATGGAGCTGTGTTATCCAAGCATAAGGATAACTGACGACATAGTGGCGGGATTCATTGGCAATAGATATGACTTTGACGAGCGTTCAGATAAAAGTGCGATAAGGGTTATTGACAAGTCTTCGTTCCTTGTTGCTGATGATAGAGGGGACAGCATAAGCATTTCCATTGGTTGGCATGAAGAATTACCCAAGCGTCATTTCTTCATCGCTCTTGTCGTAGAAGGTGGGTATGTCGTGTTTAGAGAAAAAGTTGAACTAAAAGATAAGTAACATCACAATCATGTTTGAGAAGAAGTACGTAAAGGAGCTGAAAGCTCTCAGGAAAGAGTACGACAGACTCTACGAAGAATGGACAAAGCTCCTCATTAAGGAAATATCTCCTGCTACAAAGCTCCTTTATGATGGAGAAGCAGACGACATCAAGAGGCAGAATAAGGGATACTACGAGGCTATTATTGCTATCTCCAATCGGATGGGTGGTATCATAGCCTCAAATCAGACTATCTTCAAGAACCTCAAGGTACGTATTGTACATCAATCTGATGATGGCGTAAGCTCCATCATCTTCTACGATAAGTTCGGCATTGAGTACTCGCTGATGCTCCTGGATGAAGAACTTATGTCCAATGGGTCTGAGCTTGACCTGATGGGGGTCTATAAGGAAGAGTTCTACGGATATACTTATAACTTTGACCCTGCACGCATCCACGATGTTATCAGGTTAAGTGCCTTCGGTAGCTTTGACCTGATAGAGAGCAAGGGGCGTGCCGTGAACATTAAGCTACGATTTAACAAGGGAGAGAAGGCAGAGAAGTACTACCTCGCACTTGTCGCAAGTGGTAATCATGTCGTGTGGAAGCACAACATTACGAAGTTTGTACCCAAAGATTTGGTGAAATAAACGAAGTACTCGTGCTTAAAAAAGATAAGACTAAAAGATAAGTAACAATATGACTATGTTCGAGAATGAGTATATCAAGAAGCTAAAAGCACTCAAGGAGGAACGTGATTTCATCCTGAAAAGGAGTGGAGAGGAATTTTATGAGGAATGTAAAGCCAATGTGAAACAGAATTACAAAGGTGAATATAGTGACATCATAGAACAACGTAAATGCTACTCCAAATTGGTAAAGGCGATAAAAAAGCGTATGGCAGGTATCATCACTAAAAATCAGCCCATCTTCAAGAGCCTAAAGGTTTGCGGTGTAGTTATGTCTTATCATGGGGTAAGTTCCATCCACTTCTCTGATAGGTTTGACGTAGTATACAAACTGATGCTTATGGATGAAGATTTCTCGTCTGACGAATCTAAATTCGGCTTTATGAGGGTGTCCCCCGAAGAGTTCTCTGAATATAGCTATGACTTCAACCCTGAGCGTGTCAATGATGTTGTATACATCAACCACGACAACAGCTTTGAACTTATAGACAATAAGGGACGCAAAACGAACATCAAGCTGTACTTTGACAAAGGACAGAAGGCGAAGAAGTACTACCTCGCACTTGTCTTAGAAGAAGGTGGAGTGGTGTGGAAGCACAATATCACGAAGTTTGTAGACAAGGATTTGGTGGAGTAAAAAACTCTCCTTATCTTTGTAGTGTGAGATGGGCGGAAAGACAATCCCCTCTCACAGCAAACTAAACTAAAAGCAAACAGAGAAATGGAATCCGAAAAGAACATCATCGTCTCAGACGTGACATTTGAAGTCTCTTACAACGAAAACGAAGTGCAGTGCTTCGCTTCTGTGTCTAAGGTTCACGAACACTTCACAAACGTATCAGAAGCTCTCCTCTTAGTTCTCAGAGAGGCAATGCAGTTAGAGCCTATGGCGGTGAACTACGAGCACGGCATCAATGTGGTACTGACTGATGAATACGATGGCTATTCTTATAGCGTAATGGCTATCCATAAGTCCGACAAGTGCGACTACGAAAGCATCTGCAACCTTTACCCCGAAGTACACAGCGTCCTTCCTGATGGCACGGAAATTCGTTTCAGCGCACCATACAGAACGGGTCTTCCCTGCGAGAAGGATTGGGAGGAAGACTAAGATTTGGTGGAACGAAAAACTCTTCCTACCTTTGTGGTGTGGGAAACGAACAAAGCCCACCTGAACGAATAAACTAAAAGCAAAAATGGAACGTGTTGAAATCATGGAAGCTCTCTACGAGCATTACAAGGGGCTTGAAAAGCTCATTAACGACAGAATGTATTTCCAAGCCCCCAAGAAGGTCATCGGCAACTACCTCAAGTTTGACAAGGAAGTCTCCAAGGAGCGTATGGCTCTTATGGATGCACACCGCCACGTCTACAATCAAATGGTTATCTGTGACGCAGAAGACCGCAAAGGACGTGAAGGGCTCGTCCTTGATAATACAACCCTCTTAGACCCTGATAGTGGCTCGTACCGAACGGGTCTCCGCTTCAAGGGGAAGTATGACCTATACTACACGCTCTCCTTCCGTGATGAGAACTACAACGCAAACGAAGACTTCGACTTCCTTGGCGGGCTTAGCGCACAAATCATCAAGCTCTCAGAGCCTCTCGTACTTGACTTCAAGTATGGCTACTCACCTATCACGCTCCACTCCAATGGCATCTTAGAAATCAAGGGGAATGACGGACGTGTCCTCAAGCACTTCATGCAAATCCCCGAAGGGTTCGGTAAGTCCTTCTCCATGACGCTCCTGAACGACAACGGAGATTTCATTTGGAATGATGTCTTCGAGATGGAGGACTAATCACGTACCTAATATAACATCACAACGATATGAATACTGACCACATCTTAGACATGTCAAAAGAGTACAGCATTCCTTTTCAGAAGTATGTACGCTTCATTAACAAGACTCAGTACGCCAATGAGATTATGCGCTACCTCAACAATGAGGTGCATCCTGACGACATCAGAATCATCGCATCCGATATGATGAATATGATGTGGAATATCTTCGTGGACGAGATGAAGAAGACAAACCTCGTCAATCTTAAAAGTGTTGATGAACTTGTCGGTGACGTGAGACCATTTCTACTCTTCTACTGCCGCTGGACTATACCTATGTTCAAGGGAGTATTTGACAAGAGTATCGCCTCTAAGGACTTGACGCTCACCCCTGACGTTGAGTTTAAGGAGATGATGTGTTTCAGTCATGTCATTGATAACCCAACTCGCTACTCTCTATCAGGCTTCTCAGCTGATGGTTCTTCTCGTATCCAAGTCCATATCAACAAGCCCAACGAAGAGCCTACCTTGGCAGATGATGAGTTGTCTCTGTATGTCCTTAAAGCGTGGCTTAGCGACAGACGTATCTGTGAGATTACTCAAGTACCTTCTGAATTTGAAATCGTCAGACTCCTTGATAAGAAGGGTCGTGGGGAAAAGTTCTTCAAGATTCTTGAGATGATTAGGGATGCAGTTCCTTATGATGATAGTCTCGTAAAGGCAAAGAAGAAAGAATATCTTGAGAAGCTCAAGGATTACCCAAAGCTCAAACAAGAGGATGAGGTAAATCGGAGATATTTTCAAGATATTATGCGCAAGGTTATTCGACACGCAGAAGATATTGAGCGTATCGTAAACGACCCTACAGCAAGCGTTCTCTTGGTAGAAGACTATATGCTCAGGGACTTCAAGGAATACGTAACACTTCGGTACGGCTGGAACTCCCTCCTTCATGAAGTACTCCATTATGCTATCCTCTCATCGCAGTTTGAACCTGACGGAGAGTTCCGCCCATTCAAGGTGGGAGGAGATACAGAATGGTACACACGTCTCCTGAAATAATCAAACCAACAACTCAACAACAACAATGGAAACGGAAAAGAATAACAATTCATCCTATCTCCCTTCACGAGTAAAGGGCATCTTGTTCCCAGGTCTCGTTTGGAGCTTCCTGCTGACCACCGATAAGTTTGCATGCATCCAACGCTCGCTTCTCGCCCTATCATGTGTCGCTTTCGTCATCCTATGCTGGAGTATCAGCAAGAAGGGTGGTGTCAGTGAAGATGGTCTCAAGGAAAGTCGTAAGTCGGTAGAGTACTACCTTTCTGCTATCTTGGTACTCATAGGTGCAGGAATAGGCGTAGCTATAATTGACTTCAGGTCAAATGAGTTTACGTGGATGGTATCTAATACCATCATCCTGCTACTCATAGGGATTGTGGAAATCTACGCAAACATGAGAGGTGAAGAATAAGTTATGGAAGCAGTAAACATCAAGTCCATAGCGGAAGGCTACTCTCCGATGCTAAACAAGTATCTTGAGAGCACCACCGATAGGAAGAAGGTAGAGCGATACGTAGATACACTCAGCGGAGACAACATCTATAAGCTCACCAAAGAACTCCTGAAATACTTTTGGGAGGTATCTGTCTCAGCCATCAAGGCGAGCAATATGCAGGAACTTGAAGACCATACGTCTTTCTTATGGGTTACGTATAAGAGAAAAGTGTCAAGACAACACGACCTCCGCTCGGCTCTTCCCGTAGGAATGTGGTATCCGTTTCGGGAAGCGTTCATAAACGCATACAATGCCTATTTCTACGAGAAGCGAGAGAAAGTCAATTCAAATGATAAGTTCTTCATTGGAGAAAACTGCTATGTATCAGCCGTAAGCGATGAATACATCAAGGTCATGACGAGCGACAAAGAAGATAGAAAGTTCGGAATCCGTGAAGCGTCTACCTTGGAAGGGTACAAGATGATGAAGGCTGTACTTTGTGGTGTAGGCTCTCACAGCATCCAAAAGGTACAGACCTTCGTGGACATCCTTCGTCTCCTGAATGACCCTCTCTTCTCTCCACGCTTTAAGAACGTCATTGAGTGTATGGATGATGCGGAGTTTGATTGGAAAAAGATGGACAACCCCGAGGGACGCTCTTGGCTCAACCGCCTATTTACGTGCCAAGATATTCTTGACATGGAGGTCTACGAGTATAAGGAAAAGATGATAGAGATGTCCAAGACCTCGGCAGAGATGCTCGGTGCTTATATCTTCAAGGGGTACTTCCCAGCTTCGTTCAACATGGTGGAGCTTTGCACATACGCACGTGCCATCATAGATAGCCCTAACACAAGAGACCAATGCTGGATGGACTTCTTCTACAAGATGAACATCAACACAACAGAGCTCGCAGAGAAGAGCGAAGGTGGAGAGCAAGTACCCTATCCGATTAACGTTCATAACAAGTAAGGGTAATGAGTTTTGAAAAGAAACTGAACTTGGAGACAGCTAAGCTCATTATGATGATTGGATACTTCTTCATCATGGGCATGGTCTTCATCCACTTGGGATTAGAAATCCCTGCGATTGTATCCATCATAGGTACGTTACCAATTGGGTGCATCTCCATTGAAGCCATCACTTGGAGGGCTGATGCCAGCAAGTTCTTCAACAGCCACTTCGTGCTAATAATGAATGCAGTAGGATTCATCCTGATGTTCTTCACGCAGGTGCTTGCTATCAAGGATGGTGTATATGTCAAAGGGCTTAGCTCACTAACGGATATACTACTGCTGATGGCTACCATCTTAGGCGGAGTGTCTTGTGTGTTGCACATCTACCTCTTCAAGAAGTCTATGTAATAGTAAGTATAATAATATGGTAACAACTCTTTCATCCGTACTCTTCTGCTCTATACCTCTGTTTGTTAGTCTGCTCATTGGGCTGTGGGTTCTGCTTTGAAAACCTAACGACAAGGACAAAGAGCTAATGCAGGTCGATATGTACAATCTTGGATATACATATCCCACAAGTAGGATTAGGTGCATGTCTAAGAAGGAGAAGGTAGAACATGCAGTCATGGTTGCAACCATTGGAGCACTATTGTCAGTTGTTTCCTCATTGGTTGTTTTTGACAAACTCCTTATAGTTGTCTTCTCCATTCTGTCTGTATGTCTCTTGCTTTGGCTTCCACTGACTGACTTTGTCTTAGGTATTGTCAAGATTGTTAAGAACGAGATAGCACGCAGAAAGAAGTAAGTAATAGTAAGTAGTATGAACATGATAACATTAGCCGCACCATTGTGGATGTACAGATGTCTCCGATGTTCTCCATCGGATAACCTTTGGTTAGACCTTCTCGGATTTGGTGTCACTGCGATGTTGATACTAAGCCTGATTGTTATCGTGTACTGCTGGCTGAAAGATAACGAACTCATATAATAATCATCATATAATAACCCCAAATGGAAGGAATAAACCTCTATCAGGCAAAGGTCGCCTACGACACTCAGAACGAAGACTTCTCAGGAGGAATGCAGAGAGTGCGTGAGACCTATCTCGTCAAGGCTACGAACTTCACCGAAGCAGAGACACGTCTTGTCGCCTACCTCACGAGCTACCCTCACGTCTCACAGCATGAGGTCAAGAGCCTTGGTATCATCAATACCGAAGCCGTCATCACCTCTCCCAACTGCACCTACGAAGACCCTATCTACGCAAAGGTCAAGGTCGCTACGGAGGATATTGACGTGAAGACGGGACGTACCAAGGTGACGAACACCACGCTGGTCGTCAAGGTAGATGACCTCAAGCAGGTCTTCGCTATCGTAGCTAACACCTATCAGGTGACAGACCACCGCATCGTGGCTATCACGGATATGCAGGTGGTGGACTTCATCGAATAGTAATCATCAAACAATAACATATATGTAGAACGGCTAATTTTGCAGTGTGATAAATAGGGAAGGGAAACAACATTCTCTTCCCTATTTGCTTTTCATGACTAAAGACGAACTCATCAAGATAATACAATACGAGATTACGTGCTATGGCAACCTCCCCGTCAAACTTGATGACGAGGATATATCTAAGCTCATTGACATTGAGATGAGTATGCTATATGCCAAGTACTCCGTACTACAAGAGACGCAGTATAGCGTTGTATATAAAGAGTACTTCTATACACCTGAGTTCAAATCAAGCAGGCTTATCAAGTGTCCTGACTGCGTTATAGGTATCGCTCAGTTTAGAGAGATAAACAAGTTCGGGGCTTTGACCTTTGGTCTTGGCTATGGTGACGTAGGCGGTGCTGGCGTTGCTAATATCGGGGCATCCATGTATATGTCTCCTTGGTCTATTGATGGGGTCACATACCGAATGTCACGCCTCTCAGTCGTAGACCTATACAAACAGCTCACTACCTCTGCCATTCAGTTCGGGTTCTCAGAGGCAACGCATACTATCTCGGTAAAGGGTAGGACACCAAAGCACGATGTCCTTATTGAGGCTATCTGTTGTATCCCACTTGCAGACGCTTATAGTGACCCTTGGGTGAGGAGATACCTTATCGGCAAGGCAAAGCAACAGCTCGGTAGAGTGATAGGCTTCTATAACGCTCAGCTCGTTGGTGGTGCTACTATCAACGTCTCTATAATAAACGAAGATGCAAAGGCAGAAATGGATGCCTGCGATACATACTTCAAGGAGATAAATACTCCTTGCTACTTCGCAATGTTCTAATGGCACGAAGATTAAAAGACCAAGTGAATGAGATAGCCAGCATCATTGACAATCAGTCCGCAGGGGTGGTTGCAGTGGATGCTTCTACGGCTATTGATGAGCTTGAACCCACACCACCTCTCTTTACTATTGACCACGATGCGATGCGTCAGTCCTGCGAGAATAGAGCAAGGATGACTATCACCCGTATCGTCAATCACGTGATGAGCGAAGAGGACGCTTCCTCTCCTTATGTCAAACAGAAGATGGAGATAGACATAGCTTCGCTCACCAACCTACTTGTCTCTCAGGCTCAGAACGCAGTCCTCACCGAAGCGATGATTACCAAGCTCGCTATTGATGGGATGCCTACAAGTCAGACGAGAGTGTTTGCTGAGTTCAGACGTATGGATGCTGAACTAAATAAGCAGATACTTGAATCTGAAGCCGTATACAGAGCAACCTACACACAGCTCAAATACGAAGTTCAGCAGAGGAGGTTTGAAGGGTCTCACCTTGAACTCTCCTCAGGAGAAGCAAGCAAGCCTAAGTTCGCTTCTGAACGTATCAGTGTAGGTAGCAAAGACCTCATCAAGGAGCGCAACCTCAAGAAGAAGCAGTTGCTTATGGCGGTAAAGGTAGAAGAAGCTGATGCTGAGATTATTGAGAATGAAAGTAGTAAGGAATAGGTTCATCCCGTTCAAGGGTTATCAGGGCATTAACTTGTTTGGCGTGCTGTTCGTCCGTGAAGATGAGGAGGTGAGTGATGTACTTATCAACCATGAGAAGATACACACGGAACAGATGAAGGAGTTGTATTACATCTTCTTTTATATATGGTATGCCATTGAGTTCCTCGTTCATCTTGTGAAGACCAGGAATACCGATAAAGCGTATAGGTCTATCTCCTTTGAGCGTGAAGCCTATGACAACGAACGATACTTATCCTACCTCAATATGAGGAAGAGGTTTTGTTGGTTGGACTACATCGTATAAAGAGAAATCTCCCAAGGAATTATCCTCGGGAGATTTTTTTGTTGGATATTTGGTGGATTAAAAAACTCTTCTTACCTTTGTGGTGTGGGGATGACCCACCATAGATTAAAAAGAGAATAGTTTAACAAACTAAAAAGAAACTGAATTATGGACTTCGTAGAAAGTTTTGGACATTCCATCAGCTACTTCGGTAGCATTGGTTCGTACTCCACGCTCATCTTCTTCGTCATCTGCGCTCTGCTCGCTCCCGTCTTCATCAAGATTTCTTGGGTAGTCATCAAGATTGTCGCTAAGATAGTCTTCGGTCTCGGGCTGTTCTTCATTGCAGGGTCGCTGGTATACGTCCTGATGGTCTTCATCCTTCTCCCTCTCCTCGGTACTATCTTCGGCTGGAACTAAACGATAGAGCGAGTTCTAAAGAACTTGTTATCGCTACTGCTCTCGCCCTGATGGAAGGTGATGTTCACCGCTCCGTAAATCTTCTTTGCTATATCACCGACAGCGTTGTTGGTGTATGTAAAGCCGTTAGAGGAGGTGAAACCACCCTTGATAAGAGGAAGTATATCACGAACGACAATCTTGCCTCCAAGGGTCGTTTCTATGCTTCGTGAGAGGACTATGTCTCCATCACTATCAAGACCATCCTTTATCGTCATCAGGTCTTCGGAAGAGTAGAGTGCATTGTTACGTGGGTCTCCTACGAAGGATACACGTACGCTATCCACACCATCTATATCTTCGCATAGTCTTACGATGTCCGACTGAGGTACTCTGTCTCTCCTTGTCATTTCAAGGAAGTAGTTGGAGAGGGAAGACATAATACCATCACGGATTGCTTCTTCACTACTACCCTCCCATTTCCTTACGGAGATATTGATAGCGAACTTTGCTATACGTGGCTGAAGGATTTTGTTCTCAATGGTGATGACACGCTGACCGCTTTCCTCTATAAGGTCAAGGATAGACTGCTGTTCGTCTTCGGACAACGTGAACATACTCTCGGGTGCAGTGAAGTAGGTATAAGCACCGAGACGCTTCTTGATGTCGGGTACAAGGAAGAGGTATATCGTATTATCATCAAGCTGAGTATTGAAGAGTCTCTGCTGAAGCCCTCTCATCCTGACACCCATCTTCCTAAGCTCTTCCTTCTCCTCTTCAATCTTAGCTACGCTGTTAGACTGCTCTGCATCTACCAAGTAGGATTTGTGTATGTCAATGTTCTTTTGTAGAGCATTGATTTCTCTTTTTATGGCTTCGTCCTCATTCGTATTGTCACCTCTAAAGACATCTACTATGGAGAACATATTAAGCCTGCGCAGGAAGTACTCGTAGTTCGTCTTGTTGGCAAGCACCATAGAGCGAGACGAATGCGGAGCGATGACCTTTGTAAGAGCAAGGTCTTCGGGAGCTTCACCGAGAGTCATATCCGTAAGAGCTACTACGGAGATATACTTATTCAAATCAACCTCTTCTCTTCCCATAAGACCTTCTGTCTTGATAGTCCAATTCTGAGGGTTTGAACCAATCGTCTTGGAGAGGTTGCCCATCGTACCATTGGCAAGGAGGTACTCAATCATAATGGAAGCACCCTTAGGAGGGATAGCACCATTGTCGCCATTCCCGAAGAATACATCCACACCACCAAGCATCCCCGTACGTACGATACAGCTCTTCTCGTCTCTACCCATATCAAGGAGAGAAGACCTATTCTGATACAGCTCACCATTGACAAACACACGTACAAGGTACTCATCCATAAACGCAGTCCCCTTAGTAGAGAAGTTATAACTCTGCAAAGCACCACCATCAGATGTACCCTGCTGGTACTCTATACTCCCCTGAACGAGGTCTACGTCAAGGAAAGCCCCATTCCTAAGAGGGATAGAAGCCTGCTCTGCTGGGATAAGTACGATATAAGAAACACCCGTGACATTACTATATACCTGCATCAGGTTGGGAATAAGAACCTCTCCTGATGCCGTATTAGCTGGCACTTCTTTGAGTAGAAGTCGGATGCGACCTCTTGATGCTGAACCTCGGAATGCAGAGTGACCCGTAAGGCTTGCAAGACCATATATAGATGAAGGTCTTGACGCTGTGGAGATATTCAGCTCCGTGATAGAGTCTTCCACGTAGTAGAGAACCATACGCCCTACGTGGAGTATCGTCTGAAGTATCTGAGCGAAGGGTGAGGCTGGAGTGAAAACCTGCCCGTGCTCGTTGTATAGGTTCGACATATAGGTGCGGACATCACTCCACATCTCCTTGAAACGAACCTTCATCCCGTTGATAACTCCTTGATTATTACTATCTTTCGCCACGATGAATAAAAACTTCTCTTGCCTTTTGTTTATTTAGAATGAATACCCTATCTTTGCAGTACAGATTAAGACAAAAAGGAAATCATTATGGAGATTTACAAGTTCAACAAGGTCGCAGTCCTCTTCCATACAACAGAGGAAAACGAACTCTTCATCCGCTTGGATGACCTGAAACGTATCACGGGCAAGAAGCTCAACGATTGGGCTAAGTACTCAATGTATGTCCTTCCTTTCTATACGGGGAAGAACGCAGACAAGACCAATGAGTACTACGTTCAGTATGGTACATACGAAGGGTACTACGGAACGTGGTTGCGCTTTGAATACGCACTCGCCTTCGCTACGTGGTGCGACAAGAAGCTGGGTAAGTTCCTTGAAGAATGCAAGGCTGATATAGAGAAGCCTAAGAAGACCTACGAGGACTATCTCTTTGAAGAGCTGGAGCGTCAGAAGGCTCTCGTAAGAGAACGTGACGAACGCATCCAGGAGCTTGTCAAAGAGATGCAGGAAGCACCACTCCTTGCAAGTAAGAGAAGTAGACATATCCCAAGTGTAACGACCTACACGATGACCCAAGCGGCTAAGATGATAGGACTGCGTTCTGTGAATGAGCTTACCTCTATCCTATCATACAAGGGCATTATCTACAAGAGCGGTGGTATGTGGTTGCTGAATGCAGAGTACCACAATCAGAGCTACGAAGTCTATAAGACCTGCAATGTGAAAGGTCATGGTAGCGACAGCTGGGAGACAACCTACCTCGTATGGACACCAGCAGGTATTGAGTTCTTAAAGAGCATCATCAACAAGTAAACTCTCACTAATACATAACAACAATGTCAGACAACGAAATGAAATCACCTCTCGCACATCAGGTCGGTGGTGAACACTACAAGAGTGCCTACCAGCCTATTGAGTTCATCACAACATTCAAGCTCCTAATGATTGAGGGCAACCTCGTCAAGTATATCACTCGTCACTACAAGAAGAACGGGAAGGAAGACCTTGAGAAGGCTTACCACTACTTGACGCTCGGGGATACGTTTAATTGCTATTGGCTCGCACCAAAGAATATCTCACGTTCTTTCTTCATTGAGGAGCTAAACCGATACGCTAAGGACAATAACATCACGGAGCTTGAGTACAGCGTCATCTATGAATGCCTCATTGGTGATAGGGACTACGGGATGAGAGTTCTTAGAAGTCTCATTGACAACTATGATGAGTACTACAAGAGATAGGTCATAGACCATTTATCAACAACAAGAGAGGGGAAGCAGTCACCTGCCTCCCCTCTCCTTCTTTTATTAGATTACATTACTCTTGACTCTCTACAACTGCACGTATATCTTCGGGCACTTCCTCCTCATAGCCTTCCAGCTCGGGGAGGTCATAAGCCTTCCAATCAACACGCTGTCGCCTTTCCCAATACCTTGTCTTGGCATTAGATATATGCCTTGAGCAAGTCAGTGAGAAGTGCGTCATCTGACGCATCGTAGTGAAGGTATAGAGATACTCGTCCGTAGCGTCCTTACCTATGAAGATACTCTGAGGCAAGGAACTTCCATCCGAGGTTTTTGCCATTAGATAGCCCATCCCCCATTCAAGGATATTACCATCGGTCAGTCTAATGACACGCTTCACCTTGTTGCTATCCAAGGTGGTATATACAAGACCATACTCAATCTCGTGTTCCATCTCCTCATAGAATGGGTCAGTGACATGCGTAACGACATCTGAGAAGGTGGGCTTGCCATTCAGCACCACTTCTGAGTAGGTGTAGGTTTCCCCATCCTCGTTGAGTTCTACGCCCGTGCGTAGAACCCATTGGTCAGCTATAGGGTCTTGTAGGTAGTATAGCTTCCCATCCGAGGTATAAGGATTACCAACTAAAGTTTGAATAGTTCTCATCTTTAATAAATCTGTATTGTTCTTTAGATGTAAACTGACTTAGCGAAGTAGCGTACTCAATACGTCCCTTGAAGATGGGAACGTACATTCTCTCCATTGAGTTTCTATCATCGTTATGAATCATGACACCAAAAGTCATATAAGACCAACTCCATGAAGAGTTGAACCCTGAATATGACATGAATGACAAGAACCTCGTAGTGTTGCCATAATATGGAATATCTCTGCAGTAAAAGACAGATGACACTCCGTTTGTACTTGGGTTTAGACTTTGGTCTACACTTCGTGGAAGAATATCAAGGAAACGTCCTCCAACTATATTAATAGCACTTGAGATTACAGAATTTTCAGGCTGAAATCCCTTGTTATTAACATAGCTACCCCAATGACCATTGGCATATATGGTTCTGTACCCAACATCACTATAAGGCTCAAGATTTGGCATTTGGCTCGATGCGCTATTTCTGCTTTCAAAATACCTCAAGTTACCAAGATAAGAGTATACATTTAGACTATTTCCGAATAATATAGTATCTGCATAATTCTTATCAAACATTGCCTTGGACAACGTGGAGTCCGTTGACGCAATAATGCCATAACCCTTCGTATTACTCATACTTGAAGAACTCTTGTATTGATTAGAAAGTATGTTTGGCATATTTGGACTTAGCCATCCGTATCCACCATAGTTACCTATAGGTCTATCCTCCTGACCGCTATTGTCAGGGTACACGTAATAAGAATGGAAATCTTGTTGTACACCATCCTTATTTTTACTTGTAGAGCCAATGAATCCCTTCTCAGGTGTAGTTTTCCACTTCATTGAGTTCTCTCTACCCGTGAAGTATTGTACTTCAGGCATACCATACTTATTCCTTAACGAGAATGTACCATTATATGCGTACATCATCATAAGAACGTCCTTATACTCCTCGTATGTCACGTTGTCGTAATAGGAATTAACCTCCGCAAATCGGTAAGACGAATTGTTTGCAGGTTCATTCTTGATGTACTTCTCGTTTAGTGAAGCTGTATACATAATGGTACGAGACCCTTCTTCTATATGAAGGGGTAGATGGGCAATCCATCGCTCATCCACCTTACACCATTCGCTCTCCCAATCCTCAGGAGCGTCACTATTAGAGAGTACGATATTAGTAAGCTCATCTATTGCCCTTGTGTAAACAGACGTGTAACAATACACTGCCCCTTCAGGAATTGCAACGCAAAGGTCTTTGTAGCAAGAAGGGTATTTTTCGGGTTCAAGTTGCACTGCCTTGATAACCTTGTCATCGCTATTCACAAACACAGCGGCTTGCCTGATTGGAAGTTCGTAAACGAATCTGTTTTGGAATGGCGCATTCATTCTAATTTCAGAACCTGAAAACGCATTTGCATTGAACCTCTTCAAATCAGTGAAGTCCGTTGTATCTCTTCCATCGAGACCAATGTTATTAAGTGGCATCTTAATTCTCTTGTAACCACTGCAAGGTATCTTGATATAGGAAAGAGCAAGAGCACCTCTGTGCTTGGTGTATTCATTGGACGTAACGTCAGCGTCCTTCCTATACTTATAGATACACTTCTCTATACCGACACTACCATCCGCATTCCACGTAGAGAGGAATTGGATGTAGTGCTGTATGACGGGTTGTAGCTCTTCCTTGATAGCCTTGTAGTCATATACCTTACATTCGGGTATAGAAGGCATCTGAGCATTAGAGCTGACCACGAAGTAGTCATTACCCGTTTCCCAATCGTGTACGCCCTTGTACCAATATGCAGGCTCTTTAATCCAAAGGTTTCCATTCGTCCAATCCTTCAGGTCTACGGGTGTTGCGTTCTCTATGTTATCATTATCAAGGTATTTGGTGAAGTTGTTCCTATGTACGGGGTATACCCACATCGTACCACGTTCTTCCTCCTTACCCATATAAGCCATACGGGCGTCCCAAATCTTCTTGATGTGACCGCTTGCCTCGTATGCCTTTCTCGTGCCATAACCCGTGCCGTTGTCGTAGTTAATCCAACGTTCGGTGGTGATAACATCTGAGAAGTCTTCACGACCTTGTCTCTTGATTTTACTTACCCAGCCATATACGCTATACTCAGGCTGTCTGATAGAAAGCTCAGGGAACTTAGCCGTCAGTCTGCTATACTCCTCGTCATCAAGGTACTTACCACGGATTTGGAACTCACCGATAAGAGAACAACTCTCATTGATAAGCGCACCCGTAGAGGAGATACCACCCATATTGTTGAACTTGTTGAGGTACTCAGGGCTCTCTCTCTTCTTAATGCCATTAGCACGCAGGAACTTGACGTTAGGAAGCATCTCTAAAATCTCTTCCCAATTAAGGTTAGGGCAGTCCTCAATCCAAAGGTTGGTGATGGAGTTCTTATCTTCAAAGATAAGTCCTTCCTTGGTGATTTTAGAAAGAGCCACGAGCTTCAAGGTCTTCATACTTGCAGGGATATAAATCTGCTCTACGATAGCACCCTCACAGAAGTTCATACTCGTGATACTCGTCCTATGGGCATTGACCTTCTTAATCTTAGCATTCTGAGAGAGGTCAAGGCTGGTGAACGAAGGTCCACTGATACCATATACGTCAATCTCTTCAAGCTGAGAGCACTTCTCCGTAGTGATACTCGTAATCTTGTCGTTACCTGCCTGGGTACGCATATCAATCTTACGGATATTGGTGCAGTTGTTGAAGTTTATCGTACCGATGAGGTATGGCGATATTTCCTTCATATCCACTTCCATGAAGCGTGAAGCACCATATACGTACTGAGGGTCATTGACGATAAGGTCAGTATTGAAGGTTAGCGATACGACCTCACCAGCACCACTCGCATATACACCACTCTGCTTAGGCGCACCACTCGTGTAACCATAACCGAAGTAGAACTTGTCGTTACTCTTGATACGGATACTCTTGTTGTCCTTACTGAACTTATGCGCTAAGTAGATACGTAGGTTGTCCGCACGATACGTACCAGCAAGATACTTAGCATCAAGAAGTCTAAATCTGTTTTCAATGATATAGCTTCTATGAGCAAGACGAGCACCTTGCAGGGAGTAGAGGTAGTCTACACCAAGCTCATTCAATGGCTTGATATACTTGTACTCACCATCCTTGTTGTAGATACGTTCAGACCAATTACCCATGAACTGCTTGTTGAGTACATCAAGGACATACTCGTTACTCATCACGGAACGGATACTCTGAGCGGCTTCTGCAATCTCATTCTTCAGACCCTTACGTACCAAGTCCCAAAGGACGCTGTCGTGACCAGCGAAGGCGTGTGAACCAATCTGAGCGTCCATCGTCTCCTCGTCAATGTCGTAGTCATATACGACCTTACCATCGTTACGGACACCAAGGATAGTATCATTATCGTAAGGGATAAGATACCACTTCAGACCATCCCACGTAGCGAACATCATATTCTTTGCTCTTTGGTCTACCATGATGAAGTAGTCCGTCATAGCATACCAAGAACAGAGGGACTTGACGCTGAAGTAGTCTTTCACTTCCGCCTTGAACTTCGTTGGGTTGTTCTTACAAGAGACAATCCATTCCCAAAGACGCTTAACAGCATTCTTATTCTTCTCCGATGCCTCTTCCCACTTTTGGTCAGGGAAACGGAACTCAAGACCATCCTTGAACTTCGTCATATCTGCCGTTTGGAAGAGGTCAAGAGGATGGGAGTTGTTCAGGAACTCAAGACAGACGCAGTCGTCACCACTGAACCCGAAGACCTCATCAGCTTGGCTCTTGTCATTGTTGAAGTTATACTTACCGAGGTAGGTATTCTCTTCTTCATTGGTAGAAGCGAAGAACGCATCCATAGGGAAGCCGTCTACACCGATACGTACATTGGGGTTTGTCTTCTGAGGTGGCGTTAGCATCCCTGCACGCTTCCAAATCTCGTTGATGATGATTGCCACACCTGAGTTGTGCGTTGAAGAGGATTCAGCGAAGTCTGCCTTGAGGGTATAGAGAGGTACGGGGATAGCATTAGGCTTGAAGGAGTACTTGAGTTCCTTCTGCTCTACACCACCTACTGTCAAAGTCGTTCCATACTTCTTCTTTCTGTCAAAGTAGATACGATAGTTCTTTCTTGGGTAGGTAGTAGAAGACGTACCCTGAATACGTAGACCACCCTGCTTCAAGACGAAGTCGTACTGCTTACCATAGGCAGAGTAGAAGTACACGTCAATAGGTACTTCAAACTTCTTGTTGTTCGTCTCAATAACCTTCTTCACGTCACCTACGAAACGCAGTACGCTCTTACCCTTGGCACGTAGCTTTTCAATAGACACGTCACCCGAGTCGGTAAGCACGTCATTGCTATGGTACAGCGTGATAATCTCGTTTGCTGTAGGTCTTGTGTAGATGTAGTTGGAGAGGACTTCGTCATCGTTGAGAGCCTTCTCGTAGACACGGATATTACGAATAGCCACGTCAGCACCTTCCGAAGAGATAGTGATACCCTTAGGCGTTTGGTGAAGGATGCTATCGCCATTGCCGTATCTTACAGCACCACTACGGATACCATTGATATAAAGCTCAAGAAGTCTGTTACCACTCTTGCTATTGATGACGAATGTCATTCGGTAAGACTGACCACCAGCGTAGTTGGTAGATACCTCTACGTTAGATGCCGTCCTAATCTCCGCTTTCTGTGCCGTAGCCTTAAACCCTACGTTTCCATCAAGACAAGAGATGATAGGAGCGTTGTTGTCATTGATGTTTGAAGTGAAGAACTCCAGCTCAAGGGTACAACCCGTGTTGGTAGCGTCATCCTTGAACATCTTGTATGGGATTTCAATACTACCGCCATTGGTGATATGCAGGTAGCCATCTCTCCAACCGCCCGAGAGCCAATCAAAGTTAGGCGAGAACTTCGTTACAATCTTCTTGTACTTCCACGTAGCCTTCTCCTTCTCGGCAGATGTTCTACCGATAGCAGAGAGGTTAAGGGAGAGACCTTCTGTGGTATCGGAAATATCCACAGCACCCTTCTTTATATCTGCGGTAATCGTCTGAGAGACACCACGGCAGTCTACAACGATAGGTATCTCTCCGTTGGTAGCGAAGGTCGTTCTGTAAATCTTCGTGCTTCTCGTGACGCTCAGCGTGCTTGGCGTTTGGTCTCCAATCTTAATAGTAGTAGGAGCGGAAGAGTTGAGTGCGTCATATACAGCATACTCAAAGGAGAGTTCGCTGAACTGCTCGCCAACCATCATCGCCTTGACGTTGTTAGCACTCGTATCTACCCTACCATCCTTACGAGAGAAGAGGACACCCACCTGAGGTTGCTTGTCACTCGTACCTACATAGAAGTCAAAGTAGATTGACTCACTCTTGATGTTCGCACCACCGATAGAAGACTCTGCTACCAGCTGAGCATTGTGATGACCCTTGGAGTAGTTGGCATCAAGAAGGAAGGAGAAGGACGAGTTCGTCAGACCTGCCTTCGTGACAGATACGTTCGTCTTCTCAATGCCGTCTACATACAGCGTGATAGTCTTGTTCCCTGCACCACGTATAGCGAAGGGAATGGTCATCATCGTATTAGGTTCAAACCCTCTGATACCCGAGTACAAGTCGTATGTAGTAGAGAGTACGAGGTTATGTACAGCGAGCTTAGCGTACGCCTGCTTCTTTTGAATAGTACCTTCGGCTGTCGTACACGTAGCAAGGAGCTTCACTTCAATAAGACCATCCTTATCTGTATATGGAGAGAGGTCTATATTATACGTACCACTTGACACGCTCGTAAACTCCTTATGGTAAAGCTCTACGACACCTCTGTTGATAGTCAGTCTAATATCAGCCTTGATACCCGTAGGGGACTGAGCACCATCGTTGGTGACGTTATTATAGGTATAGGTCATCATAGCACTATCGCCCATCTTAACGTTCTCCTCAGGTACTGCGGTCGTCAGGATAATCTTTGACCCTGCGTCACCGCCACCACCACCGCCTTTACCAGCGGGAATATCTACCGAGATAGGGTCGCCATCAAGCATATTAAGAGAGAGAGTGACCTTCGTCTCGTCTTCTGAGACAACGGCTTCCATCCCTGATACGAGGTTCTTCTTGAGAGACTCAAACTTAGTCGTGATGACGCTGTTAGGAAGAGCGTTGTTTGACCCTACATCAAACGTCTCATCCATCGTGATAGGAGGCAAGGTTATCTCTACCTGACCATCCTCCGAGATAGGCAGAGCCTTCCCGTTGAACTTGATAGACTTAATAGCACCAAGAGGAATAGCCTCACCCCAGCTGTTGGTCTCAACGGAGTAAGGTCCATATATAGCACCCTCATCAGTAGCAATATAGTAGTCACCATTTCTCTTTCGGAAGTCAGGACTAAATCTCCCTTCTGCCCTACCTGACTTGATGGTCACACCTTGCAGGTCAATAAGGTCTCCAAGGATGACACCCTTAGCACCATCCGACTCGTACTTATATACAAGCTGATTACCTTCTCTCTCAATGATAGGTCTCTCACCCTTCTCACCACGTGGACCTCTGAGGTCAATCTCATTCACTGCCTTGAGCTGGTCTGTACCCCACGACTTAGCAAGGAAGACCTTCTCGCCATTATCACCACCGATGATAGTAGAGACATTAGGAGAGAGATAGACAAGAGGAACTTCGCCCCACTTTTCTGTCTGAGAGTAAGGTCCATATATAGCGTGTTCCTTAGTATGCAGGTAGTAGTCACCAACGAGGACACCGATGAAGGTATTCGTATCCGTGATGTCGCCACCTCTGTGTATCTGAGTACCACGTGGACCTTGAATACGACCTACATTGATAAAGCCCTTATGTTCGGTATGAACATCACTCTTCACCCAAAGTTCACCATTGATAAGATAACCATCACCTACGTGAGCATCATCGGGAAGGTCAGTGGAGCTACGGAAGTTACCACTACGGATATTCACCGAAGACCCTGGCTCACCACGCTCACCACGTGGACCTTGGATACCTCTGAGGTTAGCGATAGGTGCGACACCCCAATCCGTTCCGTTATGTCTCCATAGATTCCCGTCTACACTACACAGATACATATCTCCACCAACGGGGTTTGCATTCGCAGTGGCATCTGACGATGGGTGCGTTGCAATACCCGAGTGGATATAGTCTCTCACTCTACGTTCAAAGACAAGCCTACCCTTCTCTTGGTCTTCCTTGACATCAACGATGACACCGCCCTGATTGACGGGAACACCATTGACCTTCGCCCCTACAACAATCTCCTGACCGAGGTACTTCACTCGGTCAATATGAGCTTCGTCAGTGACAAGCTCACTTGGCTTTGTGGGGTTATAGTTTAGGAGAATAGCAATAGCATCAGTGCTTTGTTCAAACCTTGCCGTTGCTTGCTCAAGAAAGAGGCTGTGCTTGATTTTCTTTCTGCTTTTATGAGCCATTTCTTATATATTGTAATCTAATAAAAAGCGAGGTCTACATCATGGTAATCAGACATAGACCTCGCTTCCACAATGTGTATATTAGATTTAGCCTGCGACTACGCCCCAGCCATCTTCTTCACCTGCGTCACCTTCGCCTTCGGCAATCTTACGAAGACGTTCCATAATCTTGGCAGGGATAACGGCAGGGTCGCCCTTAGTCCCAGGAGCACCAGGTTCGCCCTTGACACCTTGCAGACCTCTGATGTTCGTTACATAAGAGAGAGCAAATCTGTTCTTCTTAGAGGTATCAAACTTGAGGGTGAACACGTCAAGAGTTTCGGGGTTGTAGATGTTGTCACCTTCAATGAGCGTTTCCGTTCTGTCGGTAACACCATTCGTGAGGAACGTAGCAAAGACTTCGTTCTCGGCAGGGTTCTTTTCGAGTTCAAGGAAGTTGGGGTTGATGCTTGCCACGACATCTGATGGAGCGGTCTTGTAGACCCCCTTAGACCAAAAGAATCGTACACCACGTGCGCCAGCCTTCCCATCGTGACCATCAGTACCATCCGTACCTCTTGGACCTTTCAGCGTGCTCATATACAGCTTAGAACCATTGGGGTTAGGAATAGAGTTAGCCTGACCATCAGAACCATACTTGTACATCAGCTCGGCAAGGTCATCAGACCCTTCAACGAAGAGGATAGGTGCTTCACCCTTCTTACCTTCATCACCCTTGAGTTCACGGATGAGTACGAGGTCAGTCCAATCTTCATTGTCTGAGTATCTGTACTGAATGCTGTTCTCGCCCTTTCTGAACTTAGGACTCTTACCACGGAGTTCTTCGGTGGAGAAGTTATCCACAAGGTATTCCTTCCCTGCGACAGAGAACTTGACACGACCCTTGTTCACGCCACTTGTGATATGGGTGATAGAGTCAATGGCAGGAATATCGTAGAGCTTCTTGTAGTCGGTCTCGCCTTCGTATCTCCACTTAACCTGACCTTCGTTGGTGATGAGCTGAATGTTCTTCCCAGCTTCACCCTTGAGAGAAGCAATCCATTCACCTTCGTTGGTAGCCGTTGTTCTGTTGGTACGCTTTGCAATTTCGTAAGCGTTCTCACCATCAGCACCATCGCTACCCTTAACGCCTGGGATACCTTGGTCGCCCTTAGCACCCTTGAGGTTCTTGAGGAAGAACTTAGAGCCTTCTTCGTCATTGATAGGATAGGACTGCCCTTCGGAGGTGTACTTGTAACGAAGCTCAGAAGCGTCACCGCTACCTGATACGAAGAGGATGGGAGCATCACCCTTCTTACCTTCATCACCCTTCTCGCCCTTGAGGACTTCCACGAAGCCCCTATCTCTTTTCAGCTCAGAAGCAACGGAGACGACATTGACCTTTGCCAGCTCCAGCTTCATAGAGGAGAGCGTAGCAATCTCGTTGGTGACTTGCTGACGCAGGTCGTTGTAAGAGTTCTTGATAGCCTCAAACTCACCGATAGCCCTTGTCAGTTCCTTCACCTTCTCGTCAATAGCGTTCTTAGCACGGAGCTGAGCGTTGTTCACTTCGGAGATAGCAGAAGCAACATCTTCCTTGAACTTCTTTGATGCTTCATTCAGTTCGGCAATCTTCGCATTGATGTCAGAGGTTGCTCTCGTGAAGCGAGTATCAATATCTGACGTTACAGACGAGTGCTTTGACTTGATTTCCTCGGAGAGGGTCTTCTTAGCCTCTGTAAGCGTCTCTTCTACCTTACGTGACAGCTCTGCACCCTTAGAGGTGATTGAAGCCGTCAGGGAGCTTGCAGTCTGCTCATAGCTGTTCGTCAGTGTAGAAGTGAGTTCCTGAACCTTGCTGTTGATAAGACTTTCCGATTCAGTCTTAACTTCACTCTTGACGGAAGTCTTGATTTCATTCACCTTCTCGTCAATGTTGATAAGGGCGGAAAGGTCAATGGCTTCCTCCTTGATGTCAAGGGTCAGCCCATTCTCTCCTCTCTTGAGAAGACGTGCAGAGCTGGTGATATAGGTCTTCCCTTGCTCACGCTCTTCACCTTCACCTTCTACCTTCACGCCATTAACGTGGAGTTCGAGGTCAATCTTATTCGTCCTAATCTTCTCTTCAAGCTCACTCTTAGCAGTAGAAATCTTCTCTTCGGTAGTGTCCTGCTTGTACTCTACTACGAGCTTCCTCTTACCACTAAGGTCATTCTTAACAGAAACGCTCTTGACAATCTGAGTATCAGAAGGGTCTCCTTGTAGCTCTTCACCTACCACCTCAACAGAAGAAGAAAGAGAACTGATAGTAACAAGGCTATCCACCTCTTCCTTTGTATAGAACTCCTTGGCAAGCTCGTCCTTCATCTGAGGAAGTTCAGCGGAGACAGCATCACCAACGAGGTCACTTACCTGAGAGGTCTTTGCATACTCACTGAATGAAGGCAGTGGAGCTTTGGAGACCTTGATAGACCCATTACTTTCGTCTGCGGTGACAGATACAACAACGCTGTTGTCGCTTGCGTCAAGGTCAAGAGCATCCTTTACCTCCGTAGTGAAGTTCTCCACACGGACATACTTAGCATCATCACTGAGCTTCTCGTTGTTCTTGAGGGTGTTCAGCTCGCTCTTGAGTTCTGCTACCTGCTCCTTCGTTGAAGTGACGTTTGCATTCAGGGCGTTGTACTTCCCTTCAATCTTAGCGTTCTGTTCAAGGATAGTAGCGACATCATCAAAGGGAGCTGTCTTAGCGGCGAGGTCATCCACACGTGCAGAGATAAGGCTATCAGCCTCCCTAAGCTCCGTAGACAGACGAGCCACCTCTTCCCTGATAGAAGTACCCTGAGCCTTTCTTTCGTCCTTCTCCTCACGAATGGCAGAGTTTACCTTTGCGAACTCTGCGCCATCCTTATGAGCGTACTTAGATAGGTCAGGAGCATTGGAGTAATATAGGTGGGTCTTGAAAGAGTTGCCTTCCTTGATATACCTAATATCATTAAGGATACGACCTCTCAGAGTTGGGTCTGATGGGTCTTCAATATCCCCTGAGTAATGCTTGGTAGGAGCATCGTGGCTTAGGTAGTCATCAAGGAAAGAGATATTCTCAGTAGGTCTACCTTCGGTGACGAAGTGCTTTTTAAGGTCTTCCTTGAACTTGTCAATAGAATCCTTAATATAAGAATACTCTCTCTTGACCTCGTCAAACTTACCATTGACAGCGGGTAGGTACGTCTCAGCATCAGACACGCCATAAACGATAACCAGCTCGCCAGCCTCATTGGTAGAAATCTCTTTGACGACTTGGTTCTTAGCCCCACCTACCTTACCACGAGATAAGATATTCTTCAGAGCGAGGAAACGTGTGTCAAGGATGTTGCTTGACTGAATTTGTTTAATCGTATCAAGAGATACATATCCGCTAATATCACGAATAGGAAGCTCGTTGTACCCAACAACACCATCTTCCGAAGCATACAGCCCCGTGACGATAGTCGTCAGGTCAGAAGGAGCTCCTGGGAGTTGCCCGTTGTTCCTTCTGCTATATGCTTCAAGGAGTTGTGCCGAAGGTTGGAGAGACCTTTCACCACGTCTGATACCATTGAGGAATGGTGCGATGAAAGCGTCAAGAGAGCCAACCTTGATGGTAGCCTGACCATCCTTTGCCGTGATAGAGGATAGGTACGTATGTTCATTCCCTACTTCTCTGAGAAGTGTCTCAAGGTTAAGGTAGTGCTGTGCATCCTCCTTCGCCATCGTACCCAAGATAGGGTTGAGGGTGATAGGGTCTACGACTGCTTCAAACCCAACTTGAGGGAAGTAAGGGTTTTTGTTCCCGTCCCTTAGAAGGACAACGGGGATAGGCTTGCGCCCCTTTTTCTCTTCACTCATGTATATATCGATATATAATTTGTTCTTAGCTATTTACTAAAAAGAGAGTGGGGTCGCTATGCTCCCGCACCACGACCCCCAACATCACTCTCTTAAAATCCGATATGTTTTCACATCATATTATTTATGCACGAAAGTAACGAACAGCTCTCCCGTACCATCGTCTAACGTGATATTCTTTACAATCTCATCATCATTAGCCCTATCGTTACCTTTGCTGTAGCTAATCCTACGTGGCATCATCTCTCCCCTAAGGATATTCATTGCCGTCTCAAGACGCTCCTTATCCGTGACACCGATGCTACGAATATACTCCTTAACATCTTCCATCGTGATAGGTTTGTCAAACGTGACGACAAGTCTATCACCGTCAAGGACGACACCCGTAGCAACACCACTACCAATAGTAGACAGACTCTTGGAAAGGAAGACTGACTTGAGGTAGGCTACATCAGAAGCCTTTTCAGAAAGAGGCTTACGCACTTCCTTCTCAAGGGCAGTCACCCTATCGTTCAGCTTGTCAAACTCCTTGGTGAAATGTTCTACCTCACCCTTTACTCTTTCAGAGCCTGAGGTCTCTACTATATTCTTAATAGTCTCTACCTCGCCACGTAGTGCGTGAAGCAGGTTATATAGCTTTGCTACTTCTGCATCCATAATATAATCTTAAAGGTCTTTGTATTCAGGGATAGCATCAAAGCAAGGGCACTCCTTGATACGTTCCCAAGGGTCAATGATACCATTACCATTCTTGTCCTCAGAGAAGTCCCTATGACCTTGAATCTTTGCCTTGGGGTACTTAGCCTTCAGCTTCTTCAGGAGCTCTCTAAGGGCTTCCTTCTGCTCGGGAGTGCGGTTGTCCACACCCTTGCCCGTGGAGTCAATACCACCAACGTAAGCCACGTTAATCGTGACCATATTGAAACCCTTAACCCCGTTGCTATAACGTTCCTCTGCTTCCATAGGATGGACGACACCATCCTTGGTGATGACGTAGTGGTATCCAGGTCTCTTGAACCCTCTCTGTTTGAAGACACGATTAAGTTCAGCTACACCCCAATGCTGAGGCGATGCAGTGCAGTGCACGGCGATGTATTGTATGTTTCGTTCCATGTTATTGTGAATAATATAAAAGGTAGGGATATAAAGAAAGCCCTACAGACATTTTATTTATCCGTAGGGCTGTTATGTTTTTAATGATACCTATTCCTGCTAAGACTCATTTAATGGGTAGAATGACAGCCAATCACCAAATGATGCATAAGCCATTATGCCATTAGTTCTTGTGAAATAAGGTTTTGAGATTCTCTTAGAACCAACATCACTGTCATGTGTATATGAGCTTGCCACAACAGCAATAGGTTTGTGATGTAGAAAGTCTATAAACTTATTACCTGGTAACCTATCAATAATATACAGAGACTTAAGCACGAATAGGTCTGGCATCTCTCCAGCACAAGCCAAATACTCCATATGGTTTTTTAGTTTATCCAGCATCGTCCTCCTAATATCAGAGTCGGAGTATGGTCTCATGGATTCTGACTTATGGAGCTCGTGAGCACCATCATTTGCGTCTTCAAACCCAGGTAGACATCTGTACATAGGAACAAACTGAACTTTGTGCTTCTCTTTACCTATTATTAAGCTCGCATATTCACGTAGTTTGTCTATGCTTAAATCGCCTATGAGCCGAGAGGGGACAGTTGATATTTCTGTAAGTATTTTCTCAATCTCCTCATCAGGTTCAAATACTGACAACAACTCATCCTTACTTGCATTGTTTAGGAAAGCATCTTTATCTCCACCATTCGCTTTAATGGCTTCAGCTATTCTATCTGCCAGCTTACCCCACAAAAGCTCCAAATACTTTTCTCCGTACTGAGTCCTATCGGTCTCCTTAGTGAATTTCAACTCTGAAAGATTCTGTTCAATACTCCCATCAAGTATTTTATCAACCCACAGTTTTTTTAAGTCCACCTCGGGAGCACCAGCCTCAATGATAAGAGTATTATACTCATCTACATAAACCCCGTCACTGCTATCCTTTGGGAGATAGTAGGTGAGTATTTCATAGGGGTACTCAAATGTTGAGGATAATGGAAGGCTTGGAAGGACGAATTTGAGATACGAGTAATGTCCTTGCCTTGCTTTGCTCTTTTTGTCTGATTCAAAGAACTTCTTATCAAGCTCGGTAAACGTAATCTTCTCGTTGATAAACTCTCTTATATACCCTACGACAAATCCATAGAATACATTTTCTATATCGTCACCATAGAACTCCCAAAAACGAGATGCGTTATCCTCCTCTATATAACTTGTCGTGTTGAACAAAGACTGAATTTCCTTTTCGGTAGAGTACTTTACACGGATGCAGTTATCAGCGTTGAAATACTCCTTGAACTCGTCCATTATAGTTTCGGCTCTTTCGGCAATCATCTCAGGTGTGACATATCCCACCATAATTGGAGTAGAAGCAAAATGCTTATCAGCTGTGTCATACGCCATTTTGTACGCAACGCCATCCACTCCTTTCTCGTAGTCTGCATTAACGAGATATGACACTCTTCCGTAGAACTCGTCAATCTTGTCAATGGCGATGCTATAAAACTTGTTTATAAACTCATGTAGCGTAAATATGGGTCTCTTGCGCACGCCTTCATTAGGGTTGTGCGTTATGTCTAAGACTCTCTTCCCGTTAGCAATCTTGCTAATATCTATTAGTGCCATATACTCCTATTGTATGGTAAAGTGAACTCTCAGATTTCTCTCTGAGGTCAGGTATCTTAATCTTGTAGACCTTCTTTCTTGGAAGCTCACTGGCTCATCTGAGGTCATCAGGGTCATAGTAATAAATCCATCGCAGTTGTCAAGCTTACCTACACGGCTTAAATTTCCCCTGCTGAATGCGTATATGTCCCTGAAGATTTTGATGGGAGGTGTAGTCCTGAATTTAGATACTTCAGGTATAGCATCAGCCATAGCATTCTTTATGAATGTTGTATATATGCCATTACAGACATTCTCAAGTGCTTTAATCCAAAGGTCAAATCCGTCTTCGTCATCCTCATTCTGCCTGACGGCAAAAAGAAGGCTACCAAGAGATATTAACTTAGCGTTATTTCCAAATCTACGTTGTGCTATATCGCTATATGAAGCAAAGTAAAAATCATCCTTCGATTCTGAGCCGAACCCGTAATCTACGGGGAAGATATAGTAAAATGGGGAGTATCCATTTGCTGATGTAGAAGCACCTGGCTCACTAATCTTTAGTATCTCTTTTTTCTTCTCCTCTAAGTACTCTTCGCTCAGGTTGCCTTTTACAACTGCGTAGTCTTCCCAATTCTTTCCTATACGCCCCTCAGGGTCAACAGCCTTGGTGAACAAATCAAACATGGAGTCATTCTCGTCACCTAAGTATTCCAAGCTGAAACCAAGCGCATCAATCATATTCTTAGCTCTTGGGTGTAGCCATTTTTCTTTGAACTCTTCATACACCTTCTCTCCGATTGCAAGCTTCACCATTTCGTTCTTAGTGATATACCCATTTTTCTTACGCTTGTACTTCTCTCCGCCACCAACCTTATTGCCGTTGTAGAAGATGTTCGCACCATCAAAGTCAAGGTATCTATACGTCATTATGGTATTATCATCAGCCGCTGATACGGGAATAGGTTCTTCGTATAGGTAGCTATTGAATGAGGTCATCTGAAGATTACCAATGAAGTATTCATCGTCTTCTGTGAGTGCTACCTTCCCCTTGATATAGGTATTGAAGTACTCCAGCAGTGCTCCAAAGATTTCAACTGAGTTCTTGAAAGAGATAAGCTCGGATGTTGCTGAGATTATCTTCTTTGCATCATCATCACTCTTCTCCATCATCAGTATGTTCTCCACGTTGAGATAAGGGATGAGATTTTTAATTGCCTCAATCTCGCTCCCCTCACCTACGGCTCGTGTCATAATACCGAATAGCAAACTCTCCTCCCTCTTCTTGAAGTCTTCAAGGAGAATGCGAGAGAAACGTGCATAAGATTCGTTCACGTTCTTCGCAAACCCTTCAATCGCTTTCTCAAGGAAATCTGCAAATGTAATGTCAGGCTTAAAATAGGACTCATCTTGATAGACGTGCTTCACGACCTGCGTCCTATGATTAATCTTGCTTATGTCTATTAAAGCCATATTATATGTATATGTAATTTGACATTCTATCGTCAGCAATAACAAAATAAAACTTCAAGTCGCCATAACGGTTAAGACACGGCACGTTATCGGAACTGCTAACGAGCTGATGACACATTATGCTACACCCCAAAAGAGAGATGCAATCCCTGAACTCCTTCGTCACATCAGGGTTTAGCCCGTACACCTCATTAAGCAAATAACCAATATGAGCTTTAGGTATTGCTCCAAGTATGCTAACGGAATTGCGCAAAAGCGTCTTAATCTTATCTTTAACGCTACCACTGAACAAATACTCCTCACTACTGAGTTTAGATAGGTGTAAATCTACGGGAATACCATCTTTCATTCCATCGTTATACGACCAATCAAATGAGACCCATTTGTATATGCTCAGCATGATTCCTGATGTCAAAATATCTCCATCATACTTCTCCTTATATTGGCAGACCTGACATCCATTAGTGGAGAATATATACCCACCACGCCTATTGACGCATAACCAATAAATCAGCTTTGCCACATCCTTGTAGTTGGACTCTGTAACCGTTGGTCTACTTGATGATATGATTGGTAACAAAATAGGATAGTCGCCATCCATACTAATTTCAAGAAGCTCATTGAGTACATCCATAGGGAATGCAGACAAAGCCTTTTGCTCAATGTCATCGTTCTTCATCTCGGCATTTTCTTCTTCGGTAGGAAGGGCAAATCCAATACGCTTAGCATTCGCCTCCATATTTTGGAGGAACTCGTCTATTATCCCTCTCTTGGATTTCACGTTGAACATTTCAACAACAGAAGGCGTACGTGAGCTTTGAAGAACCTTCCTTTGGATTAAGGACGTAGGAGTATCTTTTCTGTCATTCCCATACTCATAATAAATCGTACGAGCCGTTTCTACGTCATAGCAATAGTCTCTAAGAATTTCAATAGATGCCACATTGCTCCCATTGATATAAACGCCATCCGTTCTGCGCTCGGGCATAAGGTAGCATAGTGCGTGGTTCTCCTTATCTGCACTCTTGTATGACAATGGGACATCAGTGAACTCGCATAGCAGGGTGTTATACATAATCTTACCGTCACCAATGGCATTATACATCTTATCGTAGACCTGCTTATCCAAATCAGTGAACTTAACCTTTGAATTGATGTAGTTCTTGATATACGGTATGACGCACTCCTTGAAGATATAAATGGACTTATCCTTGGAGATAAGTAGCCTACCACCAGCATCGGACTCGTCAATTTCCTCGGAGGCATTCTCTATGAGATTTTCCAACTGCTCATCTGTTGCGTAGTGGATGAGTATGCAGTTGTTTGTATTGACATAGTGTATATACACATTCATCACACCGAGTATAATGTCAATTTGGTACTTGGTGGACACTTGGTATCCAAGACCGTTTGTGAGACAGTCCAGCATCATCTTGAAGAACTCGCTATCAGCCCCATTCTTCAAGTCATCTCCAAGAACGCTTGTCATTCGTGTGTAATGCTCATCAATAAGGTCAGCAACCTTGTCAATGTAATCATCAAGGAACTCATTAAACCCGAATGTTGCGTAATGCGACTATCCACCCGATGAAGACTTGACTATCGGAGTGCGGTTCTTAAATTTACTTATGTCTATTAGTGCCATACCGTACTACTTATATGATAGTGTTAGCGTCATCGTATCACCTTGGAATAGCTGTTTGAATTTTCTAACTGAGCGAGCCTTCCTTTTCATACCCATACTAACCATTATATAACCATCGCAGTCTCTATACGTCCCCGTAGTTGTGAGCCCCTTGTCGGAAGTGTAGGTATCTCTGATGATTTTGGTTATAGGAGTGTGGTCGAACTTCAGCTTATTTGAGTCTCCACCCTCATCAGAAGCCACGAATTCTATCTTCTTTTTCAGCTCAACCTGAGCCTCTGCGAAGATTCTCAGTGCTTCTTTGCGTATCGCTCCATTACAAGACCGCTCCAAAGATTCTATGATAAATGGGAAGAACTTATCGCCTAACCCGTAGATGTACAATAAGCTATGTTCCCAATTAGTACATATGGATAAGTTCTCTTCAGCTTTAAGCATTTTGTCAGCATCCTCTCCTACACCTTTTCTAAAAGCATGGTCTTCAAAGGAAAACATAGATATGTCAAATGCGCTTTCTTTAGGGAATGCTGACAATGGGTTGGATGTTTTAGAAAATGGCGTAACGCCAAATAAGTCTTCACCTAAAACATACCACTTAACCACGTCTTCGTTGTAGTCCCTACGAACTCTAAGACCTGGGAGCGTTTTTAATAGACGAGACTTGTCAGACATAGCATCCGTGCTAAAAGCCTTCTCAACAGTTGTATCACCAATGGAAGCAACATGTTCAGGGATACTTTCAAACCCAAGGTTATTAGACACAAGAGCCATTATCTCTCCCCTGAGGTTGCGAAGACTTTCCATCTCTTCATCTGCCCAAAGGCTCTTAAACGCATTAAGGCTATTAGTATCGTAGTTTTGCGGGGATTTCACACCATACCAAGGTCCAAAAGTAGAGCCTTTATCACCATTTTTTAGATTTTCGGGTATCATCTTATAGCCACCATATGTTATGTTCCCGTCCTTGTGCTCAGGGAGGAAGTACGTCATAATCTCTCCATCCTTGCCCGTAGATACGGGGATTAAGTACTCATGGACATCTATGGAGTATAAGCTACTATACCCTGAGCTATACAGTCCGAAATCAACATCCTCTTCAAGGTAGAATCTCTCGTCCATCTTGGTAAATTCCAACTTGGGATTTACGTAGTCCCTTATATAAGGGAGAACGATATTCCTAAATGTCTCTTTAGTCTTATCGCCAAACAAGTCTTTTTCATAAGAGATTGTCTTGGTTATAAGCTGTGCTAAGTCGCTCTTCGGGGTGAAGTTGATGCGAATGCAGTTGTCTATATTGATATAAGTCAACGCTCTGCCAAGCATGGCATTAACATTTTCATCGGATAGATTATTATATACCTCCTTGACCATCTTATATAGAACGCTTTCTTTTTCGTTCTTCAGGTCTTCAAGGAGAATCCTTGAAAGTCTTGCGTAGTACTCATCAATCTCTTCGGCAAGGAGCTCTCCAAGCCTACTAATGAAATCCGTGAACGGATATAAGGCGTACTTCTGCCCTTGTTCTACCACTGCTGAGGACACTACCGCCCTTCTGTTTGCAATTTTGCTTATATCTATTAAAGCCATACTTCTTAATTATCTTACTGAAATACCTGAGTAATACTTAATATCTGCATCAACAAAGATTTCTCCTACATACTCCCCATTCGTTATACTCTTGTCATTGTCATCCATCCTTGGATTCAGACAAGCCTCAAGTGTACACGTGACGAGTAAAGGCGTATTCGGATTGATTTCTACATATACCTTTGAGTCCTTGCTTGGGATGCTTAATGGGTGATAGCCATCACTGCCATTGGTGAGTATCAGCTTCATCATCCTAAGCATTTTGCCTATATAAGACATATTATCGTCATCAACATAATACTCAAGGTCTGACATCTCATCCTCTACTACGGAAATGGCTGTCTTCCCATCCTTTGAGAATATCCTCACATAAGCGTACGCATCATCGCTATTAACGGAGAATAACGTTGCACTGTCATTGATTGAACTTAAGAACCTGAGGCTTGCCTCGTTATCATCCTCAAAGAAGTCTCGCATCTCCTCGTAGTTCTTCTCGTCAAGGTCTCTTGACTTTGAAAGCAAGAATGAATATACGGTCTCAACCGCCTCGTTTCCGTAAATGGAGATTGACCTCTTGTGCCTTTCTCTGAAGTCACCGTTATCAGATACGATGTCCGCCAAACGTCCTGAGAACTCGTCATACCCCTTAGTATCAGAGAATATGCCAAGCAACTCAGTCACTATCATTTCATATACGACACAAGCTCTTTTTGAGACATCACGCCACACGTCATCAGGTACGGGATTGGGCACTTGATTATACACTTCTCTATCGGAAGAATCTAATCCAATCATAGCCTGCACGTAGAACTTCTCCTCTGCCAATTTGTCTTCGGCATAAGAATACACGTCAAAAGCAAGCACTTTATTAAACTCCTTCACGAACGACTCAATCCCAACGTTATTCTGTATAATTTCAGAGAGTACATCCATGACGCTCTCCTCAAGATATTCAGGTCTTGGGTATCCATGCTCCTCTTCGTACTCTTCCTCGTCTCCGTAGCAGTAATCAAGGAAGAAGTCATAATCAACATAGGTATGCTCATCGACCATTGAGCTGATGATTTCTATTATATCATCGGCATCAAGAGAGGAACGCTGTGTATTTATACCGTCATCAGCCATTACGATGGGAAGAGCATACGAAGCAAGATTGACGACAAGCAGTTTGTTGTCAATTCCGATTGATGATAAGACATCTTTCAGGTAGCTTTCATCAAACAGACCAACCGTTTTATCCAAGCAGTACTTGTAGACATCCGTACAGAATGACTTTATCTTATCCTCGTTCCCTAAGTGATTACGTAGCTTATATATGTCAATAGACTCACCGCCTTGTAGCTTGACAATCTTAGCAGACCTATCAACACCTACGACTACGGGTTTCCTATCTGCGATTTTACTTATATCTATTAATGCCATATTCTTAAAAATTGAATTTTGTTTCTATTCTATGCAAATAGGTCAGCTCAATGCGGTTAAGTGTATTCTTTATCGCAACCCCATTGTTGTTTCCTATATAAGAGTATACCTGCGGTGTTCTGAACCCAATAAGGTTATGGTACTTACATAGCTTTTGGTAATTAACCCCCCATATGCTATCTATAATCTTCAGCCAAGGAGTCATATCTGTCTTCAATGGAGACCCAAGAAGGCTTAATATGCCTTCTGTCATACTGTCGTATATTCTATTCCCAATAGCATTCTTCAATGGGTACAAGACCCTATTCTTGAATACGTATGACACCTCTGCATCCTCGGACGGACTTCCAAACGGATACTCATATAAGTCCGTATAAACATACGATGACGCATCTTGACCACCATTATCAGACCATGACAATAGCTTAACGTTCTTGATGGCATTTAATTGTTGAAATCCAATGATACGTTTATACCAAGACGCTATTTGCTCAGGCTCATACTTATCAAGAATAGCCCTCATGGTTACATCATCAATATGCAATAGCATATCACTTGAAGGAAGGCTTCGTGTATCAACCTTTATGAATGCTTCTATTAGCTTCTCCTTGTTGCGTTCTTCTTGCGGTACGAGACCTTGATTGTGTATGGCTCTACTTATCCCTTTTATTAGTTCATATACGGGGTTGTCATAATCTTTAAGCTTATCGTATATGTCGGAGTCCACGGGACTTATACCTAAGGTCATAGCCACATTATACTTAGCCCAATGGAATGTAGTTGATATTGAACTCAACGTACCAACATAAGAGTGGTTTACGTCATTGACGTATATACTACCATCCTTCTCATTCGGGAGGTAATATGTGCTTGCCATAGCTACACCATTTGAGACGGAAATAGGGAGCATTGTGACACTTACTCCATGCACCATATTTCGGAGAGCTGGGAGTTCCTTTATGTTAGCCTCAACATCAAAGAACCTCTTGTCTTCATCAGTGAGTTCAACACGAGGTAGTACGTACTCCTTCATATATGGCACAACGAACTTAGAGAGTAAGTCCTTCATAGATATAGGCAGATTATAAGTCTTACCACGAAGTGTAGTAGCAGTAGCACTTATGCAACCATCAATATCGGAGTCGCCCATATAGTTCACTCGGATAAAGTTGTCCGCATGGAACAGAGGCATAGCCTTATCTATGACGTGAACTGCGAGCTTATGCTTATCTTTGAATGGGACTATATTTCTCTTGCCTTTAACAGCGTTGTATGCAAACCTGAACAGCTCGCTATCTTCTCCATTCAAAGCATCCTCATACATAACACGTGCGAAGCGTGTATGGTATTCTGAGAACGACTTGGCTGACAGTTTGGAAAGCTCCTGACAAAACTCATGATACGGATACTGCGCTTGCTTGAGTGACGTATCTTTATATGCCGAGGTGACGACAGTTTTCCTATCCTTAAACTTACTTATATCTATCAGTGCCATCAAATGGGTTGTACATATATATAATTTAGAA